AAATGAACATCAGCTATTAATAAAAAATTAAACGACCTAATGTTCTCATCAAACTCTAAATCACAATCATGCGTTAAATCATTTAGTTTCTTTATCATTTTTTTATTTTTATGTATTATCTGATGCAGGATTTATTGAAGCAGTTGTAGTATCTGCATTATTTATTGTTCCAGCATTAGTTGATAAATTATACTTTATTACACCTATTCTCCAAGCCTCATTATTATTAGGTGCTGTTGAACTACCTACACTTGGTGAACGTACTACTTTACCACTAGATTCTATTACAAGTGTATTAGTAGCTGTAGGATTACTAAATGTATAATGAGTAGATAATCCACTATTATTAAATGTAGGAGATACAATAGTTCCTCCTTTCCATAAAGTAAGAATTAATTTTACATTGTTAGTTCCTACTATACTATACCACCATCCTCTACAATCTATTGTTAATTCAGAACTACTAGGATATGCTGTTTGAAAATTAGATAAATTTACTAATACTGCTTCAAATCCAGTTCCTGTATTATCACAAGCATGTTTTAATATATAATCATTTCCTGAAAAAGTAGTTCCTGCTGGATAAATACCATTATTATTATAATTACCAGAAGTACAGAAATTAGCACCAAATCCTAAATATTCAACTGTAGTATCTTGTCCAATATCAGGAGTTACTACTCTGGTTCTTGTATCTAAATCATTACCATCAGTAAATTTATATTGTACCATTAAATAATCTGCATCAAAATTAAATCTATTTACTGAAACATATAATTCAGATGAAGGTATTGTTACTGATGCTGTTAATGATGATGATGATAATGATACAACAACTTCTACTACTTTAGTTATTGTTGCTGCTGTACTAACTGATGCAGTCAATCTTGATTCTAATAATTTTGGATTTTTATTATATGTTCTAGTAATAGGACTATTACAATTATTTAATTCAGATGGTATGCTAACTTCTATAAAATTATAATCAGTTTTAATTGTACCATCTGTATTTGTTAAATCAATATTAGTATATAATATATTACCATTTCTTAAATTAATTACATTTCTTGTTATAGTTAATGTTCCACTTGGAGATATAACATTTACATCTACATAAGTTACTAACTGTAATTGTGCTTCTGTAAATCCTACTGTAGTTATTTTAATCTTACGAGTTGTATTTGTAAGATATGTTACATCAATATCACTAATACTTAAACTAATATAATTAATTGAAGTATCTGTATATTTTGTAGAAGAATCTGTAGGATTTGTAACAGTATATCTAAAATTATATAATCCAGGAGTAACTACTGTAACTTGATTATTTGTTATTACTAAAGCACTTGTTGTAGTCCATGTTCCACCTGTTGTATAAGTATTAGTTTGTAATAAATTAAATAAACTGTAAGGATTGGTTGTTGTACATGCTGTTAATGGTAATGCAACTCCTGAACTAAGTATGGTATAAGTTATAGTAAAATTAGTACCAGTTTTACCATATTGATTTACTGGTTGTAATGTTACTGTTTGAGTATTAGAAGAATAACTTACAGGAATATAAGTTACAACATTTCCATTTACACTTAAAGTACCAACAGTAGGAGATGTTATTATTTTAAGACTAGATATAGTAGTATTGTTATTACTTGTAACTGTTGTAGTTGAAGTATCTCCAAAAAATATTGTCTTTGTTAAATTAGTTACAGTAGGTGCTGTAGATAATACAGAATTTATATTTAATGTAAACTCTTGTGAAAATACATCACATTCATTTTTAACTTTCCATTTAATAGGAATAACTGATACATTAGCAATTGATTGTGTATAAGTTATTATTTTTGTTGCAGCGTTAAATGTAGCTACACCTTTATTTGTTATTGTTAATATAGTAGGATTAGTTAATACTTGTCCAGGACTAGCAACAAAAGTAAATGTATCATAGTCAATATAATCTGTTGCAAAATCAACAACATCTGTTATAGCGTATGCTGAATTATCAAATTCTAGTGTTTTACTATTAGTAGTATTATTATATTCATTTAATATAAATCCAGCAGCACAATCAGGTTTAATTTTACAATTACCTGTTTTAGTTACTGTAACATTAAATATACTACTTGGTACATTTTTATCATTAGTTACTGTAATTGGTAATATAACACTTGTAGTATTAAATTCAGGAACTATTATTTCATAACTATTATTACCTATACTTCTTGATGTAACTCCAGTATAATTTATAACTAGTGGATTGTTTACTAAATTACCACAACCTGAATTAGTTAAAGTTAATACAAACTTTCTTATATCTCCAGTAGTTAATGGAAAACATTGTGCAGCTATTGTTTGACTTGCAATAAAAGGTTCACAAGTTAATGTATAATAATTTAATGCTTCACTAATACAACCATTACTATCTTGAACTCTTACTCTAACTCCTTGAGGATTTTTATATCCTGGAGGTAGTATATTTGCAGGATTATGATTCCATATTAATGATAATTGATTCTGTGAATGAAATCCTGTATTAGGTTCATTAGATGTAAATTGAGATTCTAAACCATATATCCAATTATATAAATAGGGTGGTTTACCTCCACTAACTATAGCATTAAATAATAAATTATTTGAATCAGGTTGTTCTATACTTACATTAAGACTATTACATTCATTTGTTAATGTATCTGTAAAACTATTAGAACATCCTTTATCATTGCTAACACTTACAGTAATTAAATTACCTGTAAAGCAATCTAAATCTTTAACATAGTAAGTAACATATATCTTTTTAGTAGTTCCATTAAAACTTCCACTTGCATTATCAATTGTAATGCAAGACTCATTAGATGTAATAGTATAATTAACTATATTAGAATCTAATAATGTTATAGTATATGTTCTTTCTATTCTTATCATTATGCTACAGTAAGTGTTATTGCATTAGCATCAAATCTAACAGTATCACCAGCACCAATAGTAATTGGTTGACCTGTAATACTACCATAATAAATCATACTACCACTTGTATTAGCAGTCCATATTGCAAATCCTACTATAGTACATGCTCCAGCATTAGTAGTTAATTCAATTAAATTATTCTTTACTTGGTCAGCTGTAGCTGTAAAACTTGTAGCTGTAGTTAAAGATTTTCTTCCAGCACTTCCAGTTAATGTTTGATATACTGAAGTTCCTCCAGTACCATCTTCAGCAGGAAGTGTTGAATAAACATCTAAATATACTGTAGTTAATACTGCTGGTGCAGCACCTCCAGCTAACCATGTAGCTATTAAGTTTTCTGTATAATTTGATAAATTTGCCATTATGTTTATATTTTAGTTATTGCAGAAACTATATTAACTGTTGTTAATATAGCTGTTTTAAGTTTAACAATTTTATTATCAGGATTTTTAGTTATAACACTTGTAAATTGTCCACAAGTTACTGTTATACCTAATTCATCTCCTTCATTACAAGATTCCATTGGTTCTATACAAGCATTAGGCATTTTAGATAATGCTAATGCTAATAGTTTATCTGTATCAATAATACAATCAATTCCATATCGATGTGTATCTGCTAGGTTTTTAACAAAACTCGCAATCTCCATAATCCATTGAGTTATATAAAACTTTTAAATCTTCACAATCTACACATTTATCAGCAGCAGTAACTAATACAAAATATGTAGTAGCTAACTGTTGATTGTATTCTGATGCAAGTTGTTTAGCAACTTTGCAACCTGTTTCTTCATTCTTAAATATACATCCTTTATCTATCTTTGTAACTCCAGCATTTACTTGTTTTACAACAACAGAATGAACTCCTTCTGCTAGAGTAATAGTGTAATCATAATAAATAGTATTAGTAACTGTTATAGTTACAGGAGTAGTATCATTAACACTAACAGTATAAACTCCTGCAATAGGATTAAATAATGTAGAAGTAATTCTAAGTTGTGTACTATTATTTATTATCTCTAGTTTCATCTTCTTAATATTAATCTTGTTAATCTTTCACCTATGTAACTCCATAATCTTACACCAGTTACAGTTTCTATGTTCTCAAAGATACTCTTTATTTCAGTTAATGCAATAACACCAGCAACCATATACGTTAACGGTATAGGCAACGAAAAAGTTCTTACAAACAATTCACTTATTAATATACCCATCATGTATAGTATATACTTTCTTACAGTATTACGATACTTATGTGATTCTACAGCTTCACCTCTATGTTTAGCTGCCATTCTTCCAGTATATAAATCTACTAATACTATAATTAGTGTGAATGATAAGAATACAGCTACTGACATCACAAAACTACTTACCCAACTTAGTAATGTAAATCCTGCTCCTATCCAATACTCTTCTGTTACAAATTTCTCTACGTTATAACGTATAATCTCTTTTGATGTTTGTGCTTTCATTGCTTATGATATTTTAGTTCCTTCGTATCTTCTTGAGAATTTACGATGAATCATTGTAGCCATCTTTAAAAATCTAGTTGGTCCATATACCATAGTTAGTTGGTCTTTAATGTTCATCGTCATCATAGTCAGCTTCCGCTTTACATCATTGTGTAGATTACTACGTTCCATTTTTATTGCTTGGTATAATTGATAACCATTAGCTTCACCCATAAGTCCTCTTTCATACCAATGTTTTTCTTCTATATATTTAGCTAAGTAATGCCATATTACTTCAGGTTCTGATGGTAATAAATATTCTCCATTAGCATCTTTTAATGGTGCATAATAGTGTACTAGAATAGTACCTGTATCAAAATTAAATGTTGCTATATTTCCAACTATTTGTGCAGTAGGTTCACACTCTCTACATAAATAATCTATTGTTTGATTAGTAAGTATTTTAACAAATTGATTTGGTGTATTATTAATACCACTATAAGTAGTTTGTATTCCTAATGGATTATCATACATTAATCCTGTACTACTAGTTACACTATCTTTAGGAACTAGAGTAGATTGGAAAGAAACAATAGTAAGTGTTGAAGGAGGTAGAGCGTTATAATAGTCATTAGCAATAGTAAGAGTCCTGTTGACACTATTAATAGTATAATAAGTTTCATTATCAGGAGATAATTGTCCATTAAAATATACAAGAGTTGTACTACCAGCTTGTAACTCATTCGTTTTGTTCCATGTAACAGTTTGAGTAGGATTTGTATATTCCTGAACATAGGGCATTAATGTTGTATCTTTTGTAAACTCTAGTAAATTATTTCCTGTAAAATAAGTACTTCTTGAATAGTCATTTAATGTTTGATGTAAATCATTAGCTACTTCAATTCCTATAATTTTATCTTTAGTTGTAGGTAATTGTGCTTTATAATTAACTACATCAATAATATCAAAATCTTTTACTTTCTGTAATGTAGGATAATTAAGTAAATTCCATGCTTGTAATGCCCACGATAATAATTGGTCATCATCAGATTCTGCATATCTAACAACTGTACTAGTATAATTAAAAACTGATGATAGTGGTTTCATATTTTTTAGTTTTAAAATTTGGGAGAAGATTCACCTTCTCCTCCCAATGGTTCAGCCTAAGGTAGCGATTCTTCTGCAACAAACCAGTTCTTTATTGTTTAATCAATATTTTTTATTTCTATTTCATAGTTACAAATATAATATAATTATTTTAATTTGATTGCATTATCACCCAATTAGTTCCATCACTTACAACTGTTGCCCATTTACCAGCTACAGGAGGAAGTATATCACTAGTAGGAGAACCTCCAATAAGAGGTACTATATTAGATGAATAACTACTTACTGCATTATTTGTAGTTGTTTTAATATAATATTCTGTACCTTTTGATGTAGATGCAGTTGGAAATATTAAATAAGCTGTTGCTTCAATATTTGAAATAATCCAAGTAGATGCAGTTGAAATTGATGTTAAAGTTGCTGAAAGAGTTTGTATTGGTCTTTGTAACATTCTTTGTAAAGTAACTATACCTGTAAATGTTTTAGAACCTCCAAAACTTTGAGTTACTGCACTTACAACTCCAGAAGTTGTAGCTGTTGCGTTTAATACGCTTATAGATGGTGTGGTTGTACCATTACTAATTGATATCGGTAAAATACCTGTAACATTTGTAACTGTACCTGTAGGAATAATTTGTGTATTTAATAATCCCATAGAATCTGCTACAACCATTCTTGTTGTGTTTCCATTTAAATTAGATAATGTAAGTGAACCTGTTAAAGTACCTCCAGTTAATTTTAAATAACTAGTATCAGTATAAATTTTTGTTGCATAGTTAGATAACATACTAGTAGTATCACTAACTAATAATGTAGCTGTAGTATCTTTCCATAAATTTTCTGACGAATTATAATATAATGATGCTTTATTAACTGGGTCAGTTATCTGTACATCATGTAACTCTTTAATTTCAAATCCATTTTGTACAGTAACATATATTTCACCATTATTTTGTTGTTTTCTAGTAACTATTCCCAAATAAACTAAATGATTAGGAGCGTAAGGTTTATTAGTTAAACCAAATATTAAACCACCAGGAGTGTTACTTAACCAAACAGGGTCTCCAGCATTTGCTGAATTAGTATTTAATCCTGCTAATAATCCTTCTTTAACTACATAACCAAAACCATTAACAGGAATAGATGTCATTGTAAGTCCTAATGTTTTACTAGAACTTGATTCAGCAATATTAGATGCTCTACCTACTATAATATTAGTACCATCAGCTCCAGTAACATATACTGCTTCTCCTTTATTTAATATAGTACCTGTACCATTTTTTACATATACATTTTTAATACTTACTATACTATCTAATAATATAGTATCTAAACTTATAATATTATTTGCAATATTAATTCCTAAACCAGCTTCTAATGTAGTTATATTTATTGTATCTTTATTTAATATTGTATCTAAGTAATTTGGATATTGTATATATATAGTATCTAATTTTTTATTAATTCTATTAGATAAACTAATAGTATCTGCTTTTCTTAAATAGGGAAGTAACATTGCTAGAGTGTCACTTTTAAGTAGGAAGTTTCCTAATGATGTTGTATCAGATGTTGTAGGGTATATTTGTTGCCAATCACTTATATTGTATAAATATAATTTACTTGTTAAAGTATCTAAATAAAAATAAGCATTGTTAATATTACTAGGAGTATAGTAATTAGGATTATTTCTTCCTCTATAAATTAATCCATCTCCTGTAGTTTGTACTCCTAATTTTTGTTTATTACTAAAAGTAGGATATTGAGCAAATAAGAATATGGGAAATAATAATAATGATAATAATACTATTCTTTTCATTTTTAGTATTTTAAAAAGCTGGTAGTAAATGAATACTACCAGCTAGTTTTTTATTGTTTATGCAGTTACTACAAATCTCTTGTAAGATATTACTTTTTGACTATCAGAATCAGTTGATTCAGTTACTCTTAAATAATAAGTACCAGCAACAGCACTTGTATTTACTAAAGTAAATGTAGTAGCATTACCTCCATTTGATACAACAGAAACACCTACTTTAGCACCTGTAGTTATATCTCTTAAAGTTACATCAATATCACTACCATTAGATATTGAACCAAGATTAACTCCTGTAACAGTTACACCACTTCCAGTAATAGTTCCAGTTGCTACACTATTATTTGTACCTACAGAAGTAATACTTGGTGGAGCTGTAATAGTAAATAAGTTAGCAATGTTATTATCTATTCCTGTATCATTTACAGTAAATCCAGATGTTAAACTATTTAACCAAGGAGCTACAGTTGAAACTAAACCTGTTACAGTATTTGTTTCAGTAATAGTAGGAACAATTCCAGCATCAGCAGTTGCAGTACTTGTATTCAATGTAGTTTCTAATAGAATCCAAATACGAGTTTGGTGGTGAATAGAATCATCAAACTTCTCATCTTTGTTATACAAATCAATGATGTACGCAGAGTAACTCTTAGTCTCATCAATGTAAGATGGAGTTTTGAGTAACTCATCAGCAAATCCTGTTAATTGGTGATTACCATATTGTGCATAAGCTCTTTCGTCAAATGCAATCTTAAATAATCTACCACTACCTCCTGGTTCAACTGCTGAAGATACAGTAGTTGTAGTGTAAGAAGTAAATCCACCAACAGTAACATCAATAGTAGGTTTTACTGCATAGATATCATCATAAGCTACAGCTGTATCATGGTCTAAAGCAATAAGTAAAATACCATCAATATCTGAACTATTATCTGCATCAACATCAACATTAACAATTTTAGCAGTAAGACCTGTAAGTTTCTTATCAATAAAATTATGTAATGCTTGTACTATACCAGCAGTAGGCATAATAGACAAAGTACCATTAGTAGTAGTCATTACATTAAGTGCAGTACCAATTTTTACACTAGAAACAAGTTGAGTACTAGCATTAGTACCATCTAAATTAATACCTAATGCAATAACATGTTTTTTAGCAGCAATGTTAGCCCATTGTGGTTGAAGTGTATTTAACTTAGATTGAGCATTGATTCTACCAATTAACTTAGCTAATACAAATGATTTCTTTTGACCAGCATCGTAAGCATTAAATACGGTATTAGCAGCAGTTGGTGTATCATAGCTAGTAATTAATTTGTCAATATTATTACCATAATCTCTATCTTTACGAACAGAACGGAATAAAATATTAACAGCATAATTCTTTATTGCAGTTGCAGTAGATACTTCTGGAGTAGATATTCCATCAATGTAAACAGCTGAATTAGATTGTACTGGAGTTAAACTTGCAGTAAATGATTGAATAGAATGACTTCTATCAATGATTGGAGTTTCTAAGAAAGGTTTAACCTCTCCAATATGCCATCCGTAATTCTTACTAAAATCACTAGATGTTGGAGTACCAGCAACTAATTTAATAGCAGGATAACTAGATACAGTAGGACTATTGCCAAGAATAAACTTGTTAGTCTTTACATCTAATACACCTAATTGTCCATCTGCTAATGCTACACCATTTCCTGATAAAAAATCAGTACCATCTGCTACGAGAGTCTGATTACCTTTTGCCACAAGAAAATATTCTTGATACGGCTTGTGAGTTCTTTTCATATTATGTTAAATTTATGAGTTTATCGGTTTGAATATTTTTAGTATTACCATCGCTAAATCTTCTTGCTAATTCTTGAACAGCTATACTAATAATTATATCTACATATTCTTCAGGTAAATCACAATTTACTTTAGATAATAAAGGTGGATTACTTTTATTTCTATCTTCTAAACTAGGATAAGTTCCTTTACATACTTTAGATGGTTTTCTAATATATGTTAGTTCAAGTTTAGATGGAAGTATTTCTCCTTCACCATATAAGTATAATCTGTTATTCCTAATAGTAGCTACAATATATTGAAATCTTTTAGAAGTTTTTCTGTGTACTGCACGTCTTACTGTAGATAAATCACCATGTTGTTCTATATTTACATCATAAGCTGTGTCACAACTATTCTCATAAACTCTAGCACTACGATAAGACCTGTAGTTATCAGGGAACTCATAATAGTAAACATTATCTTCCAATAATGTTAAATCTTGTTTTGAAAATTCAGGATATGATACTACTAAAGTATGTAGCATATCAATTCGTTGTTGCGTAACTTCAAAACCTAAATTAAAATTCTTAGGATTTCTACCATGTATAAATATTTCCAAGTATTCAAATATAGCAGTATTTAATACTTCATCCTTTTCAACATCAGTAAGATACTTTTGATGATTATTAGAAAGTTTATTATAACTCTGCTCTAGTTTGAAATGTAAATATTCTACAGTTATCGGCATTTAATTCCTTTTTGTTTTAATTCATTTAAAAGTTTATAATACACATTATCATCTGTTAAGTCAGGGTCGTATGCTTCCATTTCTTGATACAACATATTCTCTATTTTAGTTTTAGAAGTTCCTAAATTATACAAGTTTTCAATTCCTTTTTGACTTCTCCAAAAGTGTTTACCACCTGTAATATAGAATACTCCTGTATTAATAGCTTGTTGTATCAAATAACGAATATATATTTTATCCTTATCTCTCAATAGTAAATCATACTGTTCCATATACTGTATGATTCTTTCTTCTTGAGTTCCTTTAGCTACTTTACGTTGTTCCCATATATGATTCTTTAATGACATTTCTACTAAAGAATCTGATGCTTCACCAGTAACTAAATCCAGAATAACAGATAACTGATAACGAGTAAACATATCGTAATTACTAAACAATAGTCCTAACTTAGTCAATCCATCCATTACAATATCAATCTTCTTGTTAGCTTCTTTTATTGCTTCTTCTTCTTCTGCAATATAAAACTCATGTATATTTTCATTTACTAAAGTTTTATCTGTTGCAATCTTTGGATGATTCTTCAACAATTGAATAGCTAACCTTCCTCTTGAAGTATCAGACGAAAATACATTAGTACCTTCTTGTAGCCATATTTTGAATTGTTCTAGTTCTGATTGATTTGTTAATCTATCAGCTGTTTTAACATCATTCATAATCTGACTCATTAATGGAGTATTGCTAGTAGAAGTATAAGTTCCAGCAGCCATATCATCCATAATCTCATACAACATCTGTAACGTAATCTGTTTTTGACTAGTTACATTATCGATATTGGAAAACCAATTACTACCAAGATTTAACTGGTCTTTTGACAATTCGTAATAAGGATTATCAACTAACTCGTCTAATCCTGTTAATAATTGGTTTCCATTTCTTACAAAACTAAAAGGTATAGATATTCCTTTAGACCTTGTTCTTCCCATCGAAATAGTAGTTCCATCATCACGCTTATACTCGTAAGTATGTCTTCCTTGCGCTGATGTACGTGGTACATGAACCACATAGATTTTTTGTCCTTTAATCATAGGCTATAATAATTGTTTTATTTGTTTACGATACATATCCAGGAATCCACTCAATACGACCTACCGCACTAGTATCCCAAATATTTAGTGAACCACTCATTTCTCTATAGATACTCAATGTTTTACCAAACTTGTAAACATTAGCACCATCTTTAACAACACCATTTTTAAAGTCAATAGCATTAGCTACAGAGAAGTAATAGTCAATATTATCTTCCATTACCATACAAATGTTATTGCCATTAGAGTTTTCAGCAGCATTTTCAGTTTGTCCAAACTCTAAAATATCAATTTGGAATGACTCTAGTGGTAAATAAGAACCTGGTGCTTTCTCTTTGTATAATGTATCATCATCTTTAGATGGGTCATACATAATAGTTACATCAATTCCCATTGGTAACTTAATACGAGTAAACTGGAATCCCCATTCTTTCTCATATTTATGTACTCCAGTAGGTTCAGCATTATCTCTTAAAGCAAAACCTGGCTCTAGTGTTTGGAATACTGATGCTTGTTGTGCAATCAAAGTTGATAGATAACTAATAGCTCCAGTTCCACCTACTAACATAGGTTTACGATTCATAAATCCTCTTCTACGGTATAGTACTTGATGTAAGAAATCATACAATCCTGTTAGTGTAAAATTACCTCCATGTGGCATATATTGTCCATCACGAACTAATTGTCTCCAACCTGGTGCAGTTTTCTTAATTCTCTTAGAGTCTTGGTCAGTATCAATTTGTAATCTACCAAATTCACACATCATCTCTCTATCCATTTCAGTACGCTCTAATAATCTTTCTTCAGCTTTAGTAATAAACATACCTTTCTGAATAATCTCATTAGTATTACGATTCTTTAAACTCGCTTGATAAATATGTCCACGAGAAAAAGCATCTCTATATTTCTTACCATCATGGTCATCATAAGTACCTGAATTAGATTTACCTGATTTACCAGCAGCTAATTCCATACGAATGAATCTATCAGTAAATGATACTTCATTAGCATATTGACCTACAACACCACGAAGTTTCATTTGACTTGAGTATTGGTCAGTACCATATTTAGTATTTTCTTCATTAGTTACACGAGTACCTACTCTAGTAACTACTTGACCTGGCTTTAAGTATTCTACAGGAATCCAGCTATTAGGATTACCATCCTGAATCTTAACTTCATACCTAAATGAATGAGTACCAAGTGGTTCTGGACCAGAGATAATTTCTAGTAATGGAGCATTATCTGATGAAGTCTTTAATACTACTGGAGCTTTTAACCAATTACGGTCTAAAGCAATAGCAAAAGTAGTATTAGCTTTACCAGGATTTGATGTTTCAGATACTAGCAATTCTGTGATACGAAAATCAATATCAGCATCACCAATTACAGACCATGAATACTCATTACGACCACCAGGAACTACATGATAATTACCTTGAGCCATAGTTAAATAGTTCCAACGTTTGTTAGTCAAACCTAAATTGGTTGAACTAGAAAACAAACGAGCTGTCATAACACCAAAGTCATAAGGTTGGTCATCTCTAAATAATGCACTATGAGATACACTATCAAAGAAATTACCACCAAACCCTTTGTATTCTGTTACTTTTAAAGCGGTTTTTCTTTCCATTTTATTATTATTTTATATAAGTTCTAATTCTGATAAATCTACTTTAGGATTTCCACCCTTCGATGATTTATTATTAGCTAACGATGAGTTAGACCAATATTTTTCTACAGTATCTTTTACTCCTTTTACTGAAGGACTGAATGCCGATTTTTTATACTTATCCAAGTTAATATCTTCACCATCATAATTAGCTAAGAAATCTACTAACTTAACTAATGCTTTAGGATTCTCAAAGATATGCTCCATTCTAGTCTTAAAATTTCCACTTGTAAATTCATGAGCAATTACTTGCTTATGGTCATTTCTCCAATTAGTATCATTTAATACTTGACCGAAGTTTTGTACAAATGCTTGTTGTTGTTGTTCTTCAATTTGCTCTTGTTGTTTAAGTTGCTCTATTTGAGCATTCATTTCAAGTTCTCTCGTACTTTCGTCTTTCTTAAATTGTCTAATAGCTTCTTTAGCTAGTTGTCCTCTGTCTTTCAAGTAATCTAATCTGTCTTCAATTTCATCTGGTTCTAATCCTTCTTGTTTCAATGAATTGGTTAAATAGTTTTCAGCTAAATCTGTATCATTGCGTAAATCATCTTCTGTAAAAGCAGGAGGTTGATATTGCATTAAAAAGTCAGCTACCTCATCAGGAGTTATATCATCCTTGAGTGTAGCATATTCAATAATGGGTTTTAAAAAAGAAGGAAAATTATCTATAGCACTTACAAGTGCTACTTGAGCTTGTTTATCTAAAGCTTCTTTTAATGAATCAAAAGTACCATCAAACTCATGGTCAATGGTAATAAAATTATTATCCTTGTAATAATTATAAGCTGCAACAGCATTTTCGTCACTATCAATGTTATCCGATGGTTCATCTTCAGAATCATCTTCAAGATTGTCATCTTCTATTTCTTCTTCTTCAATTTCTTCCTCACTCTCATCCTGATTATTAGTAATAACAGGTTTAGTGTCATCTTGTTCATCAAAGTCAAAATCTAACTCTGGTAGAAAATCATCTCCTATTTCCATAAGCAAATATATTTTAAGTTATTCAATCAATATTATTTATTAACCTTATTATTCTCTTTTTTAGAAATTCTAGCAATTCTTTCTTTACTAGCTATATCTTTTTCTTTTATATCTAATTCTCTATCTTTTTGATTTAATCCTCTCATAGCTTTATAAGCTTCAATATGGTCTGGAACTCCATCTTTATCAGCATTTAAATCATCAGCAAACTTATAAACATCCATAGCTTTTATTTCAGCATCTAGTTGTTTAGTTAATGTAATTTGCTCCATCTTATTATTATGCTCTTGTTGTTTCATTTGTGCTTGAGCTTGTAATTGTTGCTCTTGCATTTGTTGTTGTTGTTGTCCTTGTTGCTGCATTCTTTGTTCTTGTTCTCTAGCAGCAGCAGCAATCATCTTATGTACTTTTTCAGGACTATCTCCTCTAGTCATAGCCATAACTAATTCTGATATTCTTTCAGCTCCTTCTCCAGCATTTTGTGCTAATGGTTGTATCATCTGTGTCATCATTTGACGATATCTTTCATTATAGTCACCATCATGAATAAAGATTCCTAAATCTTCATGATTTAGTAATTCTGGTTTTATTCTAATAGTCTTTTTCATTCCATCTGTAGTAACATAATTTAGGAATGTTTCTGTTTTTTCAGGATTAGTTTCAAAAAATCTACGATAGTAATTAGTAAACTGTGTAACATATTCATTTACTAATTCTTTAAGAACTAACTGGTGCATTCTAAAATATTCTTCAGCCATAGTATAAGATTGTGCTATAGCTTGTTGATTATCTGATACATTAGAACTAGGAGAATAAATACCTTCAGCTTGTGGTGGTACTAACATTTGCATTCCCATTTCTCTATCTATCAAATCTAGTAACTGTTGC